GATTCCCTAACAGTTTTTTTACTTTTTTATATGCAGCTTCTTCATCTAATAGTGCTTGTCTATTGACACCCATGTTAGTACCTCAAAGTTATATTTGAATATTTATTAGACTTTGAAGCCACCAAACTTCTTTTTCATGGAAGATAACCGTTCTCTTTCACCAAAAGAATTTAGAGGCTTATCGTCATCTTTTCCAGCATCTATAATATCGTCTTGTGCTGACTGTTCCACATCATACAGCTTCATCTTTGATCTGTCAATACCTATGGCAAATCTTTTATGTGTTGTTGGGTCAGAATATCTATTTTTCAACTGTTTCACCATGATCTGGTTCAAGGCTTCAAGTTCTTCTGATGTTATCAAAGCGAACATCAAGTCTGCGGTAGCTGGCAAACCAAAAGACTCACTTGTGTCCTCAAGTCCTGGGTCTGAATTTGTGTAACCTGATCGTGTTGTTTGTGTTGCAGAAACAATTGGTACTCCGAACTCAACGGCCAGACCTCGCAGTTCTTCGGCAATTGATTTGATGTAGGTATAAGAGTTAACGCTTGCTCCTGGTTTGATTCTTGCAGAGGCGCAAATATTAAGATAATCAACAAAAATAATGTCAGGCATGAAGCTACGTTTGAGATGTAATTCATTTAAAAGTGTCCTAAAATGTACTGTTGAAGCACTTGCAGTTGGATATTCTTTGATGATAAGTTTACCCGTAGTATTTTCACGAACTCTGGACACTTTCTTATCATACATTTCCTTTGAGAGTTTGATCAAGTCATCAACTGTAACATTCAGTAGATTAGCATCTATTCGCTCTGCAATCTTTTCTTCTGCCATTTCAAGTGTGATGTAAAGAACATTCTTACCTTGCACCATACAACCAGCGGCAACATGGCACATGAACAGAGACTTACCTACACCAGTACCCGCCAAGGCAATGTTAAGGGTCTTAATAGGGAGACCACCTTTGGTAATCTTATTGAAGAACTCAAGGTCAAAAGGAATTCGTTTTTCTTTTCTATGATAGAATTCATAACGCTCATCTGCATTATCTAAGTAATCGTGACCAATATTAGTATCAAACCCTACACCCAATGCGTCTGCAAGTATCTTGGGAATAGCTCCTTTTTCCTGTGCTTTATCTTTTCCATCAAGAATAGAAATAGATGCCAAGACGGCATTATAAATCGCTTTTTCTTGACAAAATATTTCGGATTGTTTAAGGAGCCAGTCGATTTTGGAACTTTCCTTATTTTGCTCAATTTCATGTATATAATCTTCGCATTTCGCCACCTGGTCATCCGTAAGATTTTTCTTTTCTTTGACGGCAAGTGTAATAGCCTCAATCGTTGGTGTAGTGTTGTAAGATGATACGAATGATGAAATTTCATCAAAAATTAATCTTTCTGTTCTGTCTGAAAAATATTCTGGTTTTATGAAAGGAATTACCTTACGGAGATATTCCTCGTTGCAAATCAGATTCCTCAGTATCACTTGTTCCAGTTTCATCAATAATATCCTGTTCTAGGTTGCCTGACATTACTTCTACCAATAAATCCCCAAGATAGTTTTTGAAGTTTTCGTCTTTCTCCAACTTCTTAGGTTTATCAGCAGAAGATTCTAGCACATCATATGCGAAAAGTAAATACACATTCCCTGCTCTTTCTTCAAACTTTACCTTGCCATATTTAAATACTGTGTCTTTATATTTACCTTCTAGTAAACGAATATGCACTGATTCTGGATCATCTTTAGGATAGATGAAACAATAGTCAATTCCTTCAGTCATTTTCCACTCCGTTTGTAGTTTCTACAGCAAAAACATCTTCCACTTCTTCATCCGAAATGATTTCTCCATTTGCAATACAATATCTGCTTTCGATGAATTCACGGAAGGACTTTTGTTTTAAGATAGAAAGCCAGAAATCTTTAGTATCTGTATCTTTCAGTCTATACTTCTTATCTTCATATACCCCATCTTCATCACGGCGAGAATACCAGCCATTACTTGGTTTTACCACATGACCGCTTTCGAGTGCGATATCCAGTAGACCAGACCACTTGCTAATACCACCATCAAAGGATACAGAAATAGGAATTTTAGATTTTTCTTTAACATACCTGCTCTTTTCTACGTTTATAATAAAGTTATAACCAACAATTTCTTGTCCTTCTTTTTCTTGTTGACGACCAATTATAAAAATATTGTCGGCTGAATAGTAAGAACCGGTACCACCACCAACAATATCTTTTGGGAACATACCAATTTCTTTGTATGTATGGTTGACAACAATCATAGGAATATCTTTCATTGTCAAATGTGGTGTTACCATGCGAAATAGAGACTTAACTTGTTTAGCTCGACTCATATCAGCAACAGATTTTTGTTCTAGTGCATCTTCAACTTCTTTCTTTGATGCGAGATTACCAATTGAATCTACAACAATAATTACCTTGTCATCACGCTCTAGGCTTGAGAGTTGTTGCATGATATCAAATTTCAACTGCTCAATATCCGTAATAGGAGTATGGAGCACCCTGTCTGTGTTGATACCAAAACTATCAAAATAAGATTGCGGAGTACCGAACTCCGAATCATAGAATAGAAGTGCTGCATCTTCATATTTGTCCAAATAAGATTTAGCCATCAGTAAACTAAAGGCAGTTTTGAAGTGCTTTGATGGTCCTGCCCACATTGTAAGACCTGGGGTAAGACCACCATCTAGTTTACCACTTAGTGCAATATTTATGGCTGGCACAGAAGTGGGAATCATATCTTTCTGTGTGAAGAACTTTGATTTTGATAGAATAGCAGATTCTTTGATACTGCTGTTCTTTTTGATTTTGTCAAGAACGCTCATTTATTATCCTTTTCTTTAAATGCCAATGGTGATTCTTCATAATCATATTTAGGTTCTAATTTTTTCAAAGGTGGTATAGATTCACCAGATGCTTCATCTATGACTATGACATTTTCTTTAGATACGTGTAAAACCTCATCAGACCTTTTCTCAGGTCTAGGTTCTTCTTTCCTGGGTACTTCTTCATTAGGCGAATCCTGATCTTCCTCAAGTTTTCTTTTCGCTTCCTCCATTTTTTCAAGTACCCTCTGGTATACAGGGTCCTTTTCTCTTTCATCATACTTCTTTTTCTTGGGTTTCTCATCATTTTTTTCCATTGAGATGTTACTTGCTATCAATAATAGTACAGCAAGAGGATCAAACACAATCATAATTAAAATGATTACCAATCTAACTGCTTTATCTATAATATCTGCATCACCAGAACCATATACAAGTTCAGCAACATATTTTATTGGTCCAAAGTCTGATTCTGCTTTTCGTAATTCATTCGCCAACGGCGCTTTCTCATCTGTAAGCTTAGAAATTTCTTTCTGCGTTTTTGTAATTTCATCAGATAACTGTGTACGTTCTTTCTGTTGGGACTTTCTAATTTGAATAGACCTTTCGGCAGACCTTTCCGAATCTGAACGTGCCATAACTTGATCCACCGCCTCGTCAAGCTGTTTAAGTGTCTTGCGGTCGGCATCAATATTCTCCTTCAGTGTTTTAATCTTTTCATCAATTATAGCCACCTTATCAGAAATAGGACTAATGTCTGATGCGTGTTCTAGGTGTGCTTTTGATAGATAACCGAATATACCCATAGAGGTAATTAGCATCAAAATAGCAACAGCACTCGTCAGATAGTATTTTAATATTCCAGGTGAAGTTTTCCAGTTACGATATAGCCATGATGCTGTTACCAGTTTTGCAGATTCTAAAACTGAACCCATGAAAACAACAGGCCAAAATGCACCAGGAAATATTGCAGCAAGGCCAATTACTGAATAATATGCTGCTACTGCTGACAATAATATGGCATTTATAAATGTAAAGAGTGCGGTGCTCATCCGAAAAAGTCCTCAAGTGTACTTTGCTTGTCTATGTGCCAATTCATACAATCCAAAACTACTTTAATAGGCTCAAGAAAAGCTTTCTCAAATTGCATATCATAATCTATATAACGACCCAAGTCAAATTCTTCGGGCAACTTTACCGGAAATGAAATCACCATATCCTTGAATGGGTTTGGAACCTTCAAGTATGAGAACTTGATTTTTTCGCCCTCGTTGATGAGAGGATATTTCTTTGTTAGACCTTTTTGTTTAAGTGTGTGATTATATATGATTGCACCCTTAACATGAATTGGTGTTCCTTTGGAATATAAAGTTGTTGGGTGTGAATATTTTTGAATACCACGAATGCCTCTAGGAAAAGAAACATCTTCTGCTGGTAACTTTTTAAATTCTTCTTTGAATTCGGTAATAAATCTCTGAACTTGTTCTTCAGTACCACTCATCATTAACTTGATTATTTCTTCCATCTTACCACGAATAAATTCGGGAGTAGAAGATTTTACCATTTCAAGACCCATTACTTTTAGATGTGGTTCCGAATATTGAACACCTTCATTATTATACACATTCATGATATAACGTTTTTTGGCTGTCCAAATTGCTTTGTCTGCCAATGCTTCACGTTTCATTTGCATCTTTTGTTCGTAAGCATGAACATAATCAGCAAGCTCTTGATAGCTTTTGTCAATAAACGGTTGAATCTTATCTTCACAGATTTTATCCATGAAGGCGATAACTTTTTGAGGTTCTTGTGGTGATTGATACACCTTTTTAACAAGTGAGCCAAGATTAAGATAAATCGAATCTGTGTCTGAGGCGATAACATAGTCTGTGTCAGTTTTTAATAGAGTATTCATGTACTCGTTGAGTTTCTTTTCGATCCAACGAATTGATAATTGACCAGACATAGTAACTGCAAGAGCGATTCTCAAATCAAAGAAACGAAAGAATTCATTACCCATTGCACCATAGGCAGAATTCAAACAAACTTTTTTTGCAAGTTGTAGATTGTTATATCTGGCAATACGTTTTTCAATTGCGAATCTCTTTGATGCATCCTTCTCATCTTCAAGTTCTTGTTTTGCTATAAGTGCTTTCTTCTTGTATACCTTACGATCTTCATACATAGAAGCCATCATCTTAGGAAGAAAACCTTGTGTGTCTGTACGAAAGAATTGTGCATTAGGTGTCAAAGCAACACTAGAAAGATTGTCTGTGTTGATTTTCTTATCAAGTAATTTGTCAACAGAAACACCTTGTGAAAGAACTTCACGCATTTCATCCGTATAATTTTCAGGCAACACAAGCATCTCTGGTGATAGGTTATATTGCATGATCAAGTGTGGGTATAGACTGTTTAAGTCAAATGATGCGACCCAATCATGTTTACCTATCTGTGGTACTTTAACGTAGGCACCTTCAAATGCTTCTGATTTATTTCTTCGTTCTGTCGGTGGAACTATGATATTATCTTTATGTAAGAAGTTGAAGATGAGGGTATCCCACATACGAACTTGTGCAAATACATCGTCATAGTTTGTTTTACTGTCGTAAGCCAAAGTCAACGCAAGTTCAATCAACTTTAGCTTATCTTCAAGTTGTTCAATCAGTTCAACGTCAACGATGTTATACTCAATAAACTTTTGAAAGTTAAGTTTGTAGAGTTGATGTAGACTTTCATATTCGGAATAATTTACTTTTCCTCTTTCAAGTTCCACATGAGCAATATGATCTAGTCTGTATGATTCTTGTGATGCACCACCAGGAGCATACTTACGATAGAGTTCAATATAATCAAGCATGGGTAAACCAACAAACTCATAAACTGTATGAGACTTCGCCATCAATATTGCTGTTCGTTCTGAAATGTATCCCCAAGGTGATAGCGACTTTGCCTCACTCTCACTTAGAATATGTTTAAATCTATTCACAAGATATGGGAAGTCAAAGAACTTGATATTCCAACCAGTGACAATATCAGGATAATTTTTTGTCCAGAATTCTAGAAACTTTTTGCAAAGAGAATATTCGTCTCGGCACTTCGTATAGATTTCATCCCCTCGCACTTCATAATCACCGCAACCCCAAACATAAGTTTTACCACCAAGATATTTTACGGCAATAGCAGTGATTGGTTCTGTTGCTTGATATGGATCGGGAAACCCATTCTCTGAACCAACTTCAATATCAATGATTGCTGTTTGAATGTGTGATTGATCCCAATCAATGTCATCAGGATATTCTTCGGCAATGTAGCAATATTCAAACTTAGTATTGCCATACACTTTTTTATTGGACACATCTTCATTTCTTTTGATGTAGTCTCTGGCTTCCCTGATAGACGAGAATTTGAATTCATGAAGATACTCACCATCCAAAGATTTGAATGGTGTTTCTTTGCGAACTACTTCATAGAGTGATGGTTGATATTCAAACTTTTCTTTAACTCGTTTGCCGTTAACAACACCACGAAAAAGAATGTTGTTACCCAAGCATTGAACGTTTGTGTAGAAATTTGCCATTAACTAGTGATGAGTTGTTTGGTTGGAGGAAGTACAATACCCGACCCAAAAATCTGATTATAATTGTTTAGATATTCTTGTGCTGGTGAATATTCATATACTACATGTTTTCCCGCAATGATATATTCACTATCTTTTTCTTGGTCTGCATGTATAGGCCAGGGTGCAAATCCTACGTTCGGTTGTCCATTAGGTCCAGCCATAACAGCGATTCTAACTGGATTGACAACTCTATAGCCAAGTTCACCAGACTCAACTTCTGCCATAATATCTTCTCCAGTAACTAGTTTGAGAACTAAAACGTTTTCCATAATATCTCCATAGGGTTAAATGTGTGTCATAATATCATACTTTTTCATGAAAATCAAGAGGTTGTCTGGCATAAATAATAAGCGTCCACTAAATTTAAGGAATTATAATGTATTGGAACCCACAAGCAGTTCTCAATTTTCCATATACAGTAAATGACGTTATGGACAAACACACTACTTTTTTATGCGAGTTTGTTGACTTAAAAAGAAATGGTTATCATCATTTTACAAAAGCATACAACAATCTTACTTATGGGTTCTGGAGCCCTTGGTTAAAACAATCCGACACATATGTAAGCAACTTCGCCGAACATCTTAAATTGACTCTGAAGTTAAAGTAATACATTAGTTTTCTTCGTTATGTAACGTTTAAATTACGGAGAAAATGGATCCATTTACACTATTTGCTTTAGCTAATGGTGCAGTACAAGCGGTTAAAAAAGGCTGTGAACTATATAAGGAAATAGCAAGCGCCACCAATGATGTTAAAGGCGTCCTGAACGATCTTGAGGAACAATTTAATTCTCGTCATAAAGATAAGCCTCCTACTGTTGCTGAGAAAAATCAGTATATAACAGAAAAAAACCGCATAATTGAATTAAGCAAACAACAGCCTAATGATGTCTATACGCAGATAGGGGAAGAACTTGGCGTATATTTTGAAAATTATGCAAAGTGTTCTGCCATCTTTGAGGAAGAAGCAAGACATGACCATGAAGTTTACACAGGAGAAACTAGTCTAGGTAAAAGAGCTTTACAACGGGTTCTTATGGAAAGCAGATTAAGTGCCATGGAAGCAGAACTTCGTGAGCTTATGGTTTACAACTGTCCTTCGGAATTAGGTGATTTATACACCCGTGTCTATGGTATGATGGAGAGGATGAAAAAACAACAGGCTGTAGCATGGACTAAGAAAAGAGAACAAGACAGAAAAGCAGCTAATGTAAAAAGACGTAGGATAGAAAAAATAAGATGTGAGGCTTGGAAATATGGGTTGAGTGTTTTTATTATAATCTATTTAACCTGGCTAATATGGGCAGTGGTACAAATAAGAATAGAAGTCTATCCTGAACTTGGTCGTTGTTTGATACCAAAAGGTAGTGTAGTATATAATTGGTACAATAACTTAAAATGGATAGATTGTGAGTTTAAACCTAAAGAGGAAAATTAAATGAAGAAGATTTTACTTATCGCTCTAATGCTCGTTTCTAGTTTTACATATTCAGAAGAAAGACAAAAGCCAGTTGCTTGTTATCAACTATCTGAGATGTTGAATAACCTGAAAACAAATCATGGAGAAAAACTTGATTTTGTTGTTACGAATCAAATGTACAGAAGTTTTATTACCAATATTGCTATGTACAGAAATGAACAAACTGGTTCATGGACAATGATAGAGTATGGAGAAAATTTTCAAGGTGAAGGTTGTATTATAGGATCAGGAAAAGACACTACATCATAATTGGTTGCGGGCCCAAGATTCGAACAAGGAACTGAGGATTATGAGTCCTCTGTGATACCGTTTCACCAACCCGCCATATATTTAGTGGTGCGAGTAGACGGATTTGAACCGTCACGCCGAAGCGGGAGATTTTAAGTCTCCTGTGTATACCAATTTCACCATACTCGCATTATTTTGGTGCCCCAGAGGAGAGTCGAACTCCTAAAATTTGGCTTCTAAGACCAACACGTATACCAGTTCCGTCACCGGGGCATAAATACTTTTATGAACTACGACTACTACGAACGAACTTTTGGCCGTCATGCCTCTTATACTAGTGATACAAAAGGAAAAAATTTCATTCCTATGTATAACGAAATACCTAAAGAACACTATGAGTTTGTGCCAATGAGATGGCCAACTTATGGTGAAACTTTTGGTGCACCCTCTAAGAATCGAACTTAGTTCATCGGTTCTTCAAACCGCTGCTATGACCACATCAGCTAAAGGTGCTTGGTGCATCGTGATGGATTCGAACCAACGACAACCTGCTTGTAAGGCAGGGACTCTACCACTGAGCTAACGATGCTTTAATCAAATATTCCAATAATTTCATCGACATTTATTTGATACAAATTATCCATTAATTTAGTTGCTTTATTCCAATTAATTAAAAGAATATTGTTAACTTCAACATCAGTAACTTCTGGTCCAATTGCAATAACTCTTGCTTTATCTGCCTCATCATTACTTTTAAGAATAATACCAGATGATGTGGTCAATTCTTTTTCAAGTTTTTCTACTATAACATTATTTCTAAGAGGTGTCAAGTTCATTTTAATATTCCTTTTAATTTAAGCCGCCAATACTTCTTTCAATCTATCTGCTGCATAAGAAGCCGCAAATGCTCTTGGCTTTACCATAGGTATCACATTACATGTACCACGAATATAACCAACTGCTTGTTGAATGACACAAGATGATCCATGCATTTCATTAGGATTAATATCTAAGTGTACTTCAACATAACGATTTTCTAATACATCAGCAAGACTTTGAAACAGTTCTGATACTTTATATACTTCATTCATCAAACGCATAGAAGGACGATCCTTACGTTGATCATAATCTCTTTCTCTTGTTACTTCACCAAAAATTTTACAACCATGGCGACCATCTATATGTACAACAATTGCTGTTGTGTAATCTGCATACCAAACACCATTCATATTAAATCTTTCGGAGTCTGCACCTAGATAGATTTTTGTTTCTGGTGACTGAGCAAGAATATACTCTTTTACTTCCTCTAGATTTAATTTTTTCATTTTGTTCCTCTATGTTGTTGGCTCCGGTGGAGGGAATCGAACCCCCACTAACGGTTTTGGAGACCGCCGCACTGCCATTATACTACACCGGAATCATTTTTTATCTAATGTATTAATTTCATTAGTAATGTAATCACCAGATTTATCACTAATTCTATTCATTTCTTTTAGTGCATCTAACACACAATCTTCTGTACTTAGGATATCTTGAAAATCTGAAGAACTTTTTTTAATGTTGCACTTACATTTTTCACATTTACATTCTTTTTCTTTTTTAAAGATTTTGTCCCAGTTGTCATTATATGTTTTTTGATCCACACTGAATGGTCTGGGATTACTTCCTTTGCCACCATCAGACATATTTAACTCCTATTAAAAATTGGTCCTCTCTGATGGTAACGATCCAACGTCTACCGCTTATCAAGCGGGTGCTCTACCTTTGAGCTAAGAGAGGAATGGCCGGTCCTGAAGGAATCGAACCTCCACCTGTAGGTCCGTAGCCTACCGTAATCATCCATTTTACTAAGGACCGATAATAAATTTATAGCCGGTGTGTACACATTGAGGCATCACCCTCTCCCGACACTCCGTTCACTAAGCACAGCCGTTCACTAATTCCTGATTGATGGTCAGTTTTCGTTAATACTAAGCCATGTAGTCATCCTTCCCACTGGACTCTGCTCCTGCTATAAATTTTGGTGGTAATGGAGAGATTCGAACTCCCAACACACACCGTATGAAGGTGCTGCACTACCATTGTGCTACATTACCTAATTGGTCTGAGTAGAGAGGATCGAACTCCCGACCTCCTGCTCCCAAAGCAGGCGCACTACCAGGCTGTGCTATACTCAGATAAAACTGGAGCGGGATATCAGAATCGAACTGATAACAGGAGCTTGGAAGGCTCACGTTTTACCATTAAACTAATCCCGCATTTGGTGCCGCTTGATGGAATCGAACCAACGATTGATGCTTACAAGGCAACTGTTATGCCATTTAACTAAAGCGGCTATAATGCTTCAATAATTTTTTTACCTACTCGTTGTACATCTCTGGTATTTCTTTCACCTAAGATGACTATTGTATATTTCTCGCCATTTTTTGTCAAGAGCATTGCCAGACATTTGCCGGCAGCATTAGTGAAGCCAGTTTTTGATATCTCAATTTCTTTATATTCTTTTAATAAGTTATAATTTGTATTTTGAACTACCAAATTACGTTTTACTTTTCTTCTTGTATATTGTGTTACATGCATTTGTTCTATTGCTGCAAGATTTTTCATTGTGTCAAAATTATATGCATAATTTAATAATATTGATAAATCTCTTGCGTTGCTTATATTATTTCTTCCTATACCAGAAGGATCTTCATATTGCGTATGAATCATTCCTAACTGTTCTGCTTTGTGATTCATGTTAGCAATAAAACTACTTCTGCCGCCTGAGTGTGCTTTTGCTAAAGCTTCGGCGGCTTGATTATCACTTTTAACTAATAATAATTTTAACAATTCTTCTCTACTTAACTCTTTTCTACCCAAAAAACCTCTGTAGGAAACTTTTTCGTTTAATGATGCACCACTTTCAATAACAACAATTGCAGTCATTAGTTTTGTAACACTTGCAATTGGTCTTACTCTTTCAGATGCATATTCATGTACTACTTCATCTTTTGTTACATTATAAACATAAGTTGTTGCAGATGATACATGTGCCGACAATAATAAAGATAAAATGAGAATTAATTTTTTCATCTTTGTTCCTGTGTGTGTAAAGGTTTATTTATGGTGGAGGATAACAGAATCGAACTGTTAATCTCGGCTTGCAAAGCCGATGTTATCCCATTTAACTAATCCCCCGACCGCCTCACACGCTACTGGTGGGTGCTCTCCGATTCGAACAGAGAAGGCCTAGACAACGGATTTACAGTCCGCCCCCGATACCATTACGGGACTAAACACCCTAAAACTTGGCTCCGGAGGTTGGGATCGAACCAACGACATATGGATTAACAGTCCACCGTTCTACCACTGAACTACACCGGAATAAATTTGGCGACACTTAGGGAATTCGAATCCCTGACCTCTGCCGTGACAGGGCAGCGTTCTAACCAACTGAACTAAAGTGCCATAATAATATGGTGATTGGACGCCACGCCAACTTTCTGCTTACCACAAGGATGCCTTTCGGCTTCGCATTACTGGGTTGTTTCAGCGCACAGCCACTATACAGTGACCAAATCCCTTACCTTGCTTCTTCACCATATTGAAACACACTGGGACTCCATTGGAGTGAATTATCTTCGGAACAACCCTTAGAACCAATGTGTTTCAATATGGTAGGTGCGGAGAATTTCGAAATCTCGACTTACCGGTTAAAAGCCGGTTACTCTGCCTCTGAGTTACGCACCCATTATCTTATCACTCTTGTCACTATCCATAACAGGACTCCTTTTTAAAAAATTAATCTTGCTTAGGCTACTTGTTTTCCACGCAAGCCCCTATGCTGAGTTGTTACCCTGTCCACATTATGTTGAGCATTTGTCACGCATAATGAACGCTGCTATGTTGTTTGAAACACCGGAAACGCCGATTTCGCAGAGTTTATGTTTCGCTGACGGTGCCATAGCCACCGGGACTCTCTCGTTTACCACACGCTACTTTCAGGAAAGTAGTAACCGGAACTTATATGGTATAATCTACCAAGCATATTGTGCTTGTATCACAGTTAGTTATACCATATTAAAGTATTATCTGCTCAATTTAGGAAATTGGTGCGCTTGCCATCCATAGCCGAGAGCGGTTATATTAGGATCAGTCGCCGGCTGCTTTGACCCGAATAGTGTATGCGTCCATACACGATACCCTGATAATACTTTAATATGGCACACCCAACCGGATTCGAACCGGTGTTACTGCCGTGAAAGGGCAATGTCCTGACCACTAGACGATGGGTGCATCGTATTGCTAAATTGTTAAAGAAACTCAACTACAGAAACATCATTGTACACTGGCTCAATCGTTTTGTCAAGCGTGTTGTACAAATACAACATGTAGCTACTTTTGCAACTGGAGCAACGGGTCAGATTCGAACTGACGGTTTTAAGGTTTTGCAGACCTTTGCATTGGGCCACTCTGCCACCGTTGCGTCAACTGGTCCTTCGGTGTGGAGTCGAACCACATCCTGGGTCTTATCTGGACAAATGCTTATAAGGCATCCTGCTCTACCGTGAGCTACCGAAGGTCATTCTTAAATATAAAATAAAGAAGCAAAAAAATGATAACTACAACTATCGCAGCCATTCATAATTACTCCTTTCCTTTTGTTCGTTAATTGGCGGAGATAGTTGGATTCGAACCAACGGATCATTTTTAAGATGATCGACGGTTTAGCAAACCGCTGCCTTAAGCCTCTCAGCCATATCTCCTACTATTACTGCAAACTTATAAAACGAAAACATCACAGTAGCCATAAAAAAGCCCATTGCTATCCAATAACCTAATATTGTTAATACAATTATTGCTATAGACATTTGTTCTCCTATATCCATAGTAAAACACATTCTTGGATTCTCGTAACAGTAATCCATGACCCCGGGCGTCATTATGTGTTTGAATGTGTTTTACTATGGCGGAAGCGGTGAGATTCGAACTCACGGACCTTTTACAGTCGGCAGTTTTCAAGACTGCTGATTTAAACCACTCATCCACACTTCCATAAATCTTTGGGGTGTCTAACGAGTACCGACCTCGTACCTACTCTTTCACAGAGAGTAATGCTACCACTACACCATAGACACCACTGGCAGGGACATTAGGATTCGAACCTAAACTAACAGAGTCAAAGTCTGCGGTGCTGCCGTTACACTATGTCCCAATATAAACAAAAAACCCCTAGTTTTTACGCTAGGGGTCTTGTGTTTAGATTAAGATTTCTAGTCTATACACGGACCCCAAAGGCGAACCATGACGCATCACCACAATTAATTGTGTGATACTCTGGCTGACTTATAATGGGTTTGCGTATGGACAACATTGTAATCTTTCTAACTAAATTTAATATGTTAACAGTATATAGTAAACTTTTTGGTTTGTCAAGGGTTATTTTGATGTTTTTTATGAAACTTTCCATTTTATTGGAATTGAAACTATTGGATCATCAGGATTCTTAAATTCATCAAAGATATTCCAAAGATGATGCATCACTACAAATTTATATAATAATCCTGGTTCTCTACCGTATGCATCAATCTCCCAAGGATGATCCCAATAGTCTACCTTACTTTGATCTATCTTTTTATTTTTCCATCTAGATAATACATCGTCGGTTTCGTTCATGATATATTGTTTAACATGTACCATCTCATGTGCAAGTGTTTCCAATATTAATCTTGCCCCAATTCCCGAATGTATCTCTATTAGAAATTCTCTAGGTTGTTTTCCTTTGTTATATCCAGAAATACTGGCATAACCATATTCTTTGATTTTCTTTGTAAAGACAATTTTAGTCTTACAGTTATTGCTAATTCTTTTATTTGGGATTAATTCTTGGGCAAAAAAGGAGGCTGCCTCAGACACAAAAGGCTTAAAGTCTTTATCTGGACAATTGACAATCTTGAACTGCATCGGTGTTCCTTTGTGTACCTATGCATCATTATTTATATTTAACCTCTCTCCGACCCATCTGACGGCTCTGAAGTCTTGAAAATCATCACTCCACATTCAGTTAAGAACTTCAATCCATCGCTGGAACGATAATCTTTCTCATAGTATACTGTTTTGATACCAGCGGTAAATATCTGTTTGGCACAGTCAATACAAGGAGCATGAGTTAAAAACATAGTAGCATCTTTGCCAGATTCTGTGCTTTTGGCCAACTTTGCAATAGCATTGGCTTCCGCATGGATTACTTCTGGTTTTGTTTTTAGTCCACCATCTTCATTTGTATCTTCACAGATATTACTCCAACCAGATGGCATTCCATTATAACCAATAGAAACAATTCTATCTTCTTTAACTATAATAGCACCAACTTGTAAACGAACTGCTGATGATAATTCAGCAAATCGTTTTGCTACATCCATGTATGCTCTAATATATTTTTGTTTCATAATAATCTTTGGTGGGCCGGGAGAGGTTCGAACTCTCTATCTCCCGATTATGAGTCGGATGCCTATACCATATATGCTTCCGGCCCACGTTTTGGTCCGGCGTGAGGGAATCGAACCCCCATTAAGAGTTTAGAAGACTCCTGTCCTATCCGTTGAACGAACGCCAGTTATTCTTGATAATTTATCTTATTGACAAATTTAAATTTCTGTTCTTCTGTCCACTCTTGAAGATACGCATTATCTTTGTTAAATACCTTCAAATATTCTGCATCATCTATTTCACGAACAGAGGTGATATTTTCATCAACATGATATTGAGAAAATTCTTTTAAGTTTCCATCATTACAAACAACCTCGTCACATGCATGTCCTTCTTCTTTGGCTTCCACAACATAACGATGACGAAAGATACTCACAGTTTCAACCAAATATTTCTTCATAGTCATTTCCTTATGCATCAAACATATTACGAACAATTTTATCTTTGATCATTGCAGGTACGCTTTGATATGGCCATTCAAGCCAAAATGGACAACCGTTGTTCCACTTACTGTTACGAATAAAATAGCCATATTCATCCAAATCTTTTTTGTTCTTAGGATTGAATATTCTACGATTATACATTGCCTGTGATAATTTATTCAGAATCATTTAACATACTCCAGGTTATCTTTACGCATATAAAAAACTTTAGGGTGTTCAGATACTTCCTTAATGATAGGAAGAAATGCAACACCATCTATGTCCTTTACGGGCCAGTGAGAATAGGTGTAATAAACCTCATCAATATGAAGTCGATTACGAACTTTCTGTAAGATTTCTTTAGGTTTTTGATAAGATTTTTTCATAGTGTATATAGTGTATCACAGGCAAATTCAAATGTCAACAGGTGGGGCATTGCACCCCACCATTACTACCAATTACTTGGATTCTGTTTCTTTAATTGCAATTTTCTTAACAGTTTCTTGTGCATGGTAGAGATTTTCTAACCAAACTCTTAGCATTCCATTAACCATTTCAGCATCACCAACTTCTACTTTGTCGGCAATTGTAAATGTACGTTGGAAGGCACGGTTAGCGATTCCTTTGAACAGATAATCTTCACTTTCATTATCTTGTGTGGCACCTTTGATAACCAACTTGTTACCTTCTACAGTAACTTCAATATCAGATTTAGCAAAGCCAGCAACTGCCATTTCAATGACATACTTGTTGTCTTTTACTTTCTTAATATTGTATGGTGGCCAGTTTGGTGCATTTTTGGCAATGTTGTTTGCGGTATCTTGTAACTGATCAAACAGCTTGTCGAAGCCAACGGTGAAGGGTTCGTAAACGGAACGGGAAGGGAATAGATTGAGAGTCATGTAAGTCTCCTTAGTTAAGCGAGTTAATAAACTGTAGACCCCGAAGGCATCTACAGTCATATTTATATCACACTAAGGATATTTTGTCAATCTCTTTGTATTTTCTTGCCAATATTGTACTTAGGTACCAGCTCCCAATCATCTTTCTCACGGAAGCCAATGATCTTGATTTGAGATAAACCAACTTGTAGATTTTCCACTTGTTTTGGATTTACAAGTTTTACCAAACCCCAATCTTCTAATAATAGAGCGATAGTATTTCTACGTGCCAAGTCATTATCAGTAATATCAGTTGGTTTGCCATCTAATGCAAACAGTTCTTTGAAATGAACTATGTAATATTTACCTTGTTTATGTAAAATGTGGCAAGATTGATACAGTAGTTTTTCTTTTTTGGATGCTACACCAATACGAGTCAATGTTTCACGAACTTTCAGAAAATCATCTTTCGCATTAAGTGTCACCTCTATCATATCTTCTATACGAATCATTATTTTGTCACCCCGCCTTTATCTATTTTTGTTTTTATATAAGCGATTTGTTCATCAGACAAGATCCGTAGTGCCTCTTTGGCCTTGCTATCAGAGTATCCAAAATACTCTTTAATGCAAGCTAGATTCT